GTATTTGATTTTGAGGATGAAGAATTAGAGGAAATTATAGCAGCACTTAAAGAAAGGATAAAAGATAGAGACATTATTATAAGACAACACGATTTAACTGAATCATCACAGATAACTGAAGATGAAATTTTAAAATACAAGCAATCAAGATACTTATGTAGAACAATAATCAATAAAATTAATGAAATAGTTGAAAGGGGAGTAAACAATGTGGATTAGAAGCCAAAGTAGAAAAGAACTAATAGATGTAACTTCACTTGAGGTAGTAGGTAATACAATTATGTGCAGAAATTGGACCTTAGGAAAATATGAAACAGAAGAAAGAGCTATGGAAGTTTTAGATGAAATACAAGAACAGCTGACTCAATGTGTAGGAGTATCAAATATGAGGGAGATAGCAAATTATGAGATGGAAAGCTTTCAAAGCTATTCTGTGTTTCAAATGCCAGAAAAATAAGGAGGTCAAATAAATGTCTAAATGTTTTGCAGATGATGGAACTATATGTACAGCTTTGAAAGTAAAAGAATGTAGAGGTTGTGCTTTCTTTAAAACAACTGAACAGAAACGTAAAGATGATGAAAGAACTAAGAAAAGATTAGATTCTTTAAAAGATAAGACTGTAAATATCTATTTTTAAAGAGGTGATTATGTGATAGATGAAGTCATTAAAGAAGCAGCTAAGATTATGAGGGAAAATCCATCAATGAAATTTTATGAAGCATTAGTTGAAGCAAAGAAGCTTTTGAAAGAAAAAAGCTCTCAGGGACTGCCATCCCAAAAGAGCAATTAGAAAAACATTTATTTATATCATTATATCAGATTGGAGGAAAAATATACATGGAAACTGAAAAGAAATTAAAATACATGCTAGATGAAATTGTAGAATTAAATGACATTATTAAGAAAGGCAAAGAAGCTATGGAAAAAAGGAATAGATTGAGAAAAGAAGTGTCGAATCTTATGGGAAATTATATGGAGGTAGTAAATGAATTGTCCTAAATGTAATAGAAAAATAGATATAAAGAAAAATCAAATTGTGGATTGTAGGTGTGGAGCTAAACTATTGGCCACATTAGTTAAAGGGAAATTAGAAATATTTGATTTAAGAAAGGATAGTAAGTAGATGGAAGATAATTTATTAGTAAAAGAAACCTGGAAAATAGAAAATGATAATGATGCAGAGTGGTTAATTGAAAAATACAATGAAGATTTGATAGAAAAAGCTAGATATAGGATGTCATTAGAGAATAAAGTTAAGGATCTGATGGACAAACTAAATAAATTAGATGAGGAAGAAAAATATGCTATAGAAAAAAGAAATTCATATTTAATAGAATACTTTGAATCCATTGACGATAAGTTCAAGAAAAAAACTAAGACTCAAGAAAAGTATAGACTTCCTTCAGGTGAGATTATAAAGAAATATCCTAATCCTGAATATAAGAGAGATAATGATAGATTGTTATCCTGGATACAAAAAAACAAACTAGATGATTATGTAGAGATAAAACAATCTCCTAAGTGGGGAGAACTTAAAAAAGTAACTAAAATTGTAAATGGACAAGTAGTTACTGAGGATGGAGAAATAGTTGAAGGGGTTGAAGTAATAGAAAAACCACCGGTAATGGAGTTTAAGGAGGTATGAAATACTATCTAATATTTATATGGGATTATGATGTATATGTGCATGAACATGATACTAAAGAAAATGCAATTAAGGATTATGAAAGATATAAGTATTCTGAATGTAAAGTTATATTAGCAAAAGGTAAGGAGCTCAATTGGGAGGTATAAGATGATTAAAATAGATGAAAAAGTTGATTTATCGAAAAAGGTATTAGAAATAGATATTGAAAGTCCAATATTTAATACCATGCTTCATGATCTAAATTTACAAATCAAAAGAGTTATAGAAAAAGTTTATGATGAGGAATTTGAAGTTGGAGAAATATCCTTGAAACTCAAGTTATCTATTAATGAGGATTATAAGACTTACCCTAAAGATGATGGATATGGAGGATTTACAGAAGAATCATACAGATATAGAAAACCTTATTTTGAACACCAAGTATCAACAACTCTAAAGAAACAATATAAACAAGAGGGAGTATATACCGAAGAAAAAGAAGTTAAATTTAAAGACGGCCAATACTATGTAGTTCCAATAATAGAACCACAGACTAGTTTATTTGATTAGGAGGTATAAGTATGGTTTTACAAATTACAAAAGCAACTGACATAAAGACATCTAAAGGTACTTACTTAATTTATGCACCACCAGGAATGGGAAAGACATCAAGTTTAAAATATCTTCCAGGTAAGACTCTTGTTTTAGATATAGATAGGACAACCAAGGTTCTTAAAGGTTGTAAAAATATAGATATAGCAGAAGTAGATAATATTAATACCTGGGGACATTGGGAAAAACTTGTTGTGGATCTGTACGAAAACTACAGAGGAAAATATGACAATATTGCAGTTGATAATGTTTCAGAATTAGAAAGATGTATATTATCTGATTTAGGTAGACAAGGAAAAAATAAAGGTGTTCCAGCTCAAGGAGACTACCAATATATGCAGTTTAAATTGGTAAATTCACTTAGATATATGAAGAATCTTGATTGCAATATTATTTGGACAGCCTGGGAAACTACGGATTTATATCAGGATGCAAATGGACAACAATTTAATAGAGCCTTCCCTCAGATTAACGGAAAAATTTTAAATAATGTACTTGGACTATGTGATGTGGTTGGAAGGCTTCTCATTAATTCAGAAGGTGAAAGAGGATTTATGTTATCAGCTACCAATTCCACATATGCTAAAAATCAGTTAGATGATAGAAAAGGTTGTCTACAGTCAGAGTTAATTTTGGTAGGTGATGCAGTTGCGACAACTAAGGCCGTATCAAATACAACTGATAAATGAAACTAGACAAGCTTATTTGCAGGGATATAAAAGTCCCTGCATAGTTTCCCCTTGTGGGAGTGGAAAATCTGTAATGATAGCTGAAATTGCCAAGAAAACCATCTTAAAGAAAAATAGAGTTTTATTCTTAGTTCATAGGAAGGAACTTAAAGAACAGATAGCAGATACATTCAATTGGTGGGGAGTAAATACAGATTATGTAGAAATAGGTATGGTCCAAACAATAGTTAGAAGACTAGAAAAGACTATCATACCAAATCTTATCATAACTGATGAAAATCACCACTCATTGGCAAGTAGCTATAGGAAAATTTATAATTACTTTCCTAGTGCTAGACGAGTAGGTTTTACAGCTACTCCTGTAAGGTTAAATGGTGGAGGATTGGGAGATGTAAATGATGTGTTGATTGAAGGCCCTACGGTTACAGAGTTAATTGAATGGGGGAACTTAGCACCATTTAAATATTATGCTCCTGAAATAATTGATACTTCTAAATTGAAAATTAGAAGAGGGGAATATGTAGCCAGTGATATAGAAGATTTATTTCAAAGTAAGGCTATTTGGGGTGATGTAGTAAAACACTATAAAAAATTATCAGATGGTAAACAGGCTATATGCTATTGTTCTAGCATTAAACAATCAAAGAGAATGGCAAAGGAATTTAATGATAATGGAATAGTGGCCAAGCATATTGATGGCGAAACTCCAAAGGCTGAAAGAGAGGCTGCAATAGAATATTTTAGACAAGGTAATATTATGATCCTATGTAATGTAGATTTAATTTCAGAAGGATTTGACGTTCCAGATTGTAATACTGCAATACTACTTAGGCCTACACAATCCCTCTCCTTATACATTCAACAGGCAATGCGACCTATGAGATATAAGGAAGGCAAGACAGCCATAATAATCGACCATGTAGGGAATGTAGGTAGATTTGGTACACCTGATATGAAAAGAGATTGGACCTTAGAGCCAAAGAAAGGATCTAATACTACAGTTAAGGAAGAAAATCCAGTAAAGCAATGTATGGAATGTTTTTATACCGTAAAGAGAAATACAACAGTATGTCCTGAATGCGGATATGAATTTAAAGCAGAGGAAAAAGAAGTTGAGCAAGTAGAAAGTGAGTTAGTAGAGGTAGGCTTATTTCAAGGATTTACTACTGATTATAGGGAACCTAAGGACTGTAAGAATATGGGGGAGTTATATCAGTTAGCCAAAAACAAAGGATACAAACCAGGATGGGCCTACTATCAAGGAAAATTAATGGGATTTATTAAATAGGAGGTTTAAGTAGTGTATGAAGATATTGTAAAAGCAAGAGAAGCATTAGATGAATTAATAAAATTAAAAAACACTGGCAATATCATTAATGTTGATGACTATATTGATAGTTTAGATGAAAAAAACATATAAACATGTGTTACGAATGGTTACTTACGGTAGTTATAAAGATTTTATAAATGAGGAGGAATAATAAATGTTTACAATAAATCATGATGAAGCAATGGATACGAGTGTAATAGAAGAAGGAATTTATGAGGTATTGGTGGTAAAGGCTTTTGAAGATGTATCAAAAAATGGATCTATATTTATAAATTTACACTTAGTAGTTAGAAATGATGTAGACCAGAAATACAAAAATAAATATATATTCGCTAGTATTTGGCAGAACAAAGAGACAGGACAGTATCATTCAGGAATGATAAATACAGTTGCAAAGTCCTTAAAAATAGAAAATGGAAAGAGATTTAATAGTTTACAGGAGCTATTAGATGATTTTCTTAATAAAACTGCTAGGGTTACGGTTAAACATGAGGAATATAATGGAAAAACTTATGAAAGAGTACAGTCATGGGAACCGAGTAGATTTAATACATGTAATCATGTGTTCAAAGAAAGTCAAAATACAGGTACAGGAATCAGTGGATTCTATCCAGTGGATAATGATGATATACCATTTTAATATAGGGGAGATTTTTCTCCCCTTTTGCATAAAGGAAGTGATGACTATTGTATGAGAATATACCTCAAGAATTAAAAAAATTGAAACAGTGGGTTTGTTGGAAATTTGAAGAGAGAAACGGAAGAAAAACAAAGACTCCTATAAATGCTAAAACAGGCGGATATGCACAATCTAATAATCAAGCTACATGGGTTGATTTTGATACAGCAGTTAAAGTATCTAAGAATTTTTCAGGTATTGGATTTATGCTAGGAAATGGGATATTTGGAATAGACCTAGACAATATGGATGATGAAATAGAAAAGTATAAAAATAGTGATGAAGATAATATTATATCTGAATTTATACATGGATTAGGTAGTTATGCAGAGTACTCTCCAAGTGGAAAAGGAATCCATATCATATGTAAAGGAAAGCTCCCTCCAGGAGGAAGGAGAAAAGGAAACTTTGAATTTTATGAAAACGGTAGATTCTTTACAGTTACAGGAGATATAGCAAGTGAATATATAGAAGTCATAGATTGTACTGAGACTGTTAAATATCTACATGGTAAATATATAGGTACTCCAATGGTTACTCAAAATAGAGAAACCAATAATATCGGAGATTTAAATCTAGATGAGCAACAGATAATAGATATAGCTTTAAAATCTAAGCAAGGACAGGCGTTTAATACTTTATATCAAGGGTTTTGGGAAGGATTATATCCTAGCCAATCAGAAGCGGATTTAGCCTTTGCAAATATGCTCGCTTTCTGGACTGGCAGAGATAAATTTAAGATGGATTCTATATTTAGAAAATCAGGACTATTTAGACCTAAGTGGGATTCTAGACGAGGAGAACGGACTTATGGAGATTATGTATTGGATGCAGCTATTAGAGATTGCAGAGAAGTTTTTACACCAGGACATGGCGTAGAAGATTATGGAGTTGTTATTTTAGATAAAGAAATTAAAAAATATGCTTTTGATGATACCGGTAATGCTGATAGATTCGTTGATAAGTTTAGGAATAGAGCAAGATATAGCTATATAGATAGAGGATGGTATTTCTATAATGGTCGAAAATGGGAATTTGATAATTTGGGACATGTTAAAGGTCTTACTGAAGATGTCATTAATGATATGAAGTTAGAACTCGCATATTGTAAAGATGAAGAAGAGGAAAAAGCTTTCTTTAAGCATCTTAAATATACCAGAAACAATAGAGGAAAAACCAATATGATGAAGGAATCAGAGCATAGATTATCAATTTTACCTAGTGAGTTTGATAAAGATAAAGATGTTTTTAATGTTATGAACGGAGTAATTAGTTTAAGAGACGGAAAATTATATAACCATGACTATGAGAGATATCTAAGTAAAATGAGCTATGTAGAATATACAGATAAAATTGATACTCCAATGTGGATAGAGTTTTTAAATCAGATATTTGGAAATGACCAAGAACTTATAGGCTATATCCAAAAGGCAGTAGGGTATTCCATGTCAGGATCTACAAAGGAACAATGTGTATTTTTCTGCTATGGAAATGGTAGAAATGGAAAGTCTACATTCTTAGATATTATATCAGAAATTATGGGGGACTATGCTACTAATATACAGCCAGAGACTATTATGGTCAATAGACAAACTGGAGGAGCAAATTCAGATATAGCAAGACTAAAAGGAGCCAGATTTGTAACTACAGTAGAACCGAACCAGGGAGCAAGAATCAACGAAGGACTATTAAAGCAATTAACTGGTGGAGATACAGTTACAGCTAGACATTTATATGGCCGAGAATTTGAATTTGAAGCAGAATTTAAGCTCTGGATGGCAACTAATCATAAACCTATTATCAGGGGCAGGGATTTAGGTATTTGGAGAAGGATGCACTTAATCCCTTTCACTGTAGAAATTCCAGATGACAAGGTAGATAAGAATCTTAAATATAAATTAAAGAAAGAACTTACTGGAATTCTAAATTGGGTAGTTGAAGGCTGTATCAAATGGCAGAGAGAGGGATTAGAAATTCCTAAGGCAGTGGAGGAAGCAGTTAAGGAATATAAATCTGAGATGGATGTTATTTCAGCCTTCTTAGAGGATTGTACCGTTCAAGGACCAGGAGAAGTAAAAGCCAGTGAATTGTATAAAGCTTATTCAGAATGGGCAGAGCAGAATGGAGAATATAAGATGTCAAATACTATGTTTGGTAAAGAAGTAGGGTTGAGATTTGAGAAGAGAAAAGCCAGAGGAGTCAATGTCTATGAAGGAATTAGGTTATCAGCTGAACATGAAGAATACCAATTAAGAGGAAGATTATTCAATAATTAGGGGAGGGTTAGGGAGAGTTTACCTCGAATTCCATAAACTTTTATATATAATTTTCTCCTATGGGACTTTATATATAAACCTTCCAACTATCCCTATGTATCCCTAAGTAAGTAAAATACTATATTATATATAAATATAAAATATTATGTAAACTATATTATGTAAACTAAAGGAGTGAATTTTAATGAAACATAGAAGATTATCCCAAAATTTTAAACTACCTAATTATTTATCAGAAAAACAAAGAAAAGATATTATATTAGCAATAAAAAAAGGAACTCCCATTATTATAAGTGGCAATCAAGGATCAACTGGTAAAACTACATTAGCAAATATATTAAAAGAAAACGATATTACCGCTTATGAAGAATGGGAGTGTTTAGAAATTGAACTTAAAAATAAGTTGGATTAAGGGGGATAAATATGAGAGAGATTAAGTTTAGAGGAAAAAGAATTGATAATGGTGAATGGGTTTATGGTTGCCTAACAAGATACTCAAGAGAAATGAGTTATATAACAGTAGATTTAATTGAAAATGAAGTGTATGAAGTATATACAGATACAGTGGGAGAATATATAGGATTAAGAGAAATGGAGATATACGAAGGTGATATTGCAAGGTGCTATGGAGGGGAATACTGGCAAGGCACTTGGGAGTTTAACGTTGTAATAGAAATAGATTCGATATTAAACCCAAGAGTTTTGATGCATTTATCTGAGAGTGAAAACTTAAAAATTATCGGAAATATTCATGACAATCCAGAGTTGGTGCAGATATGAGAGAAAAAGATATTCAAAATGAAATTAGACTTGCTTTAAATCCATATGCAGTAGTTTTTAGGATTAATGTCGGCACCTTTATGAGTGAAACGGGACAATTTGTATCAACAGGTGTACCAAGAGGTTTTTCAGATTTATTTGGAGTAAGAAAATCAGATGGTAAAGCTTTTTTTATAGAGGTTAAGAATGAAAAGGGAAGGACTTCTAAGTATCAAGATAATTTCTTAGAGCAGATGAGAAAGAATAATGCTATCGTGGGGGTGGCAAGATCAGGTGAGGAAGCAGTTAGAATCATTAAAGAAGGAATATAATATTGCAATTGCTAGATTTCATAAAATGGAAAAATGGTGTGATACTGCAACTATTGAAGACCAGGAGAAAAATTATAAACACATTGTTGATGTTATTAATACCTGCAATAGATTACTGAATGAAATTAAGAAATATGATGAGTTTGTAACTGATAATGAAATATTGAACGGATTTAAATTACTGTCAAGTTAAATATGAGTATTTTACAGATATTAGAGAATCAATGAAAGTTGCCAGCAAGTTAAAGGAGCTGATGTAGTTGTTTAGTTATAACGTAGCAGAGGCAATACCTTATAAAAGTTTTAAAGAAATGATAAATATAGTGAAAGAAGAATTAGCTAAAGATAGATATATTGAAGTTTGGGACAAGTTTATTTATTCAGCGGAGAAATGGGAGGAGAATAGTAAGGTGGTGTAATTATTGTTAGATGAAAGAATCAATAAGATGATTGAAGATAATATAAGATTAGTACCTTATATAGTTCATAAAAGTTTTAAAACCGATATTGCAATAGATTCTAGTTTATTAGATGAATATATAAGTGTTGGTAATTTAGCACTTATAGATGCATGTAAAAACTTTGATGAAAGTAAAGGCTTTCAATTTGCCACTTATGCAACTTCTGTAATTTGGGGAGCTATACAGAAATTCAGAAGAGACAAAAGAAAAGTTATAAGACTTCCACGTAGACTTCATAAGGCAGGAACGGAATATTTTAGAGGAATTAATGAAAATAAGGATATTGATACAGTTTGTGAAGAGACGGGAATCTCCAGAAAAGATATTGAGGAATACTTAGCAACTAAAGACATAGTTAATTTGGATACCCCTATAGAGGATTCGGAAGGTTGTAGTTTTACCAGATTAGATATGTTAGCAGATGAGTGCAATATAGAAGAAACTATAATAGAAAATATGAAATATAAAGAAAAGATGGAAATCTTAGAAAAAATCCTTAGTGATAAAGAACTTAAAATTGTAAAATTAGTTGAGTTGGGAATATATAGACATAAGGATTTAGCTAAGGAAACGAATTTAAGTCAATCCTATATTAGTAGAATTCTTAAGAGATTAACTGAAATGGTTGGACCAGCTGTTGAAGAATACCATTCAGGAAAAATATCGTGGAATGAACTTTGTAAAAAATTGAATATCAAAGAAAAGAGGGAAACTCAAATGCCTAGCGATGTGTTTTTCGATTCAATATGTATTGCATTAAAAAATAAATTCAAGAGTGTGGATACTGAGATTACAAAAACAACAATAATTGAGAAGCTGAGGGAACTAGGAATTAATGAAAATTCTTTAACTGAAAATCAAATAGATAAGCTATTAAATGAATTGGAGGTTTTGAATGTGAGAAAATTTGAAAAAGAAATAAATGAATTGTGCGAATGGTTAATAGATAATCCAGGAGAGCAACTTAATATGGCTGAAGAGTTAAAAGAACTTGGAATGTCAAAAAGTAGTATTAGTTACTACAGAGGAACTATTAGAGATAAGATAGTTGAAAGATTAAAAGAACAGGGATTAGACATTAGAGAAATTCCTTTTGGAAAAGGAACAAGATTAGTATTATATCCAAGCAAACAATCTGTAGAGATAAAAGAAGAATCTGTAATAGCTGCAGAGGAAACTGAAAAACCATCAGATAATATATTATTTGATATTGAGGATATGCCACTTAAAGATTATAACTTAGAATTTGCAAAGGCATTACAAAAATCTTTATCAATGCTTACTACCCTTGGGAAATCAGCAGTATTAGATATTAAAGTAAGAGAGGTTAGTTAAAATGGTGATATTATTTTTATTAATTGGGATTTCAATAGGAATTAGTATAGAAACTGTATTAAATAAAAAATCAAATAGAGTAAAAGAAGATTTAATTAAAACCTGTGAGGAATTAATATTAGAGCATGACAAGAATATTAAATTATATGATGAATATGTTGAACTCTTAGAAGGTGAATATATTGAAAGCTATAAGAAAGCTTTGGATGATACTTTAAAAGATAATATAAAGTTAAGAAGAAAATTAAAAGCTTATGAGTAGAGGAGGTATAACTCCATGGACATTAAAGATTTATTTAAACAGTATAATGACTTGCAAATAGAAATAAAAGAATTAGAACAACGAATTACTAAATTACGAAATAAAAAAATCAAAATAGAACATGATAGGGTTAAAGGATCCAGTGATGCATTTCCTTATATCGAAAGAAGTTTTACCATAGAAGGATATAATTATCCTGAAGCTGATAGAAAGGAAGAAAGACTGATTAAATTAAATGATCTATTGTGTATGAGAAAATCTAAGTGTGAGGATTTAAAGCTGCAGATAGAGGAATTTATATTTAATATTCCAGATAGTAGGACAAGGAGAGTTTTTCATTATAGATATATTGATGGATTGGAATGGTTACCTATAGCTATAAGAATGGGTAAAGTACACGAGAGTTATCCGAGGAAAATACATGATAGATATTTGGAGAGCTTAGGAAAATGAGCGAATTATTTATTAAATATCAAGATTAATAAAATAAATTTAAGTTTGGGCGGTTTGGGCGAATTAGATATGTTAATATGGTAGTAAGTGAAGATGTAAATATTTGGAAGTGATGCCTCCTTTATATTATTGAATTAGCAAAGGGCTTACTGTTATGGTAGATCCTTTGTTGTACATAACAGATACTAATTGTAAAAACCTTTTATATTTTACTTTATACTTTAGAAAGTAGTGTTTGAGCCTATTGCAAATTATAAAATTGTATAAAAATGGAAAATTTAGAGTGTTTTAAAATTCCTTTTATATTTTACTTATTTTTATATTTTACTTATTAGCTGGACTAAGGCCTTGGAAAGCAGCCTTAGTGTCTAGTAATATAAACTAGACAACATGGAATTGAAACAGAAGATATGGATACTATAAAAAATACCAGCCATAGCTTACGTCCTGATCCTATGTTCCAGCTAAATACGAACATATAAATCACTCCTATTAAATTTTAAATTGTATTAATTATATTATATGGCAAACAGTTAGAAAAGAAACCTGTATTTATTACCAAAACTAATTGTCATAATTTGTCGAACGATTATTGAAGGATTTTCTCCTTTTCTGTCGAAGTATTATTTATGGAAAGGGGAGGAAACAGATGAGCTCAATTGGAATAACAGTATATGGAGTGAGAATACAGGAAAGTCAAACTAACCAAAACTATTTATTAAATAATTTAGAGGGAGAAAGTTTTTTTAATATATTTATTAAGTTTATGAAAGAATATAGTAATGAGTATTCTAATAATGGAAAGTTAGAAAAAATTTTCAAAATTGAAAAATATAATTCAGGAGTTTATAATGAGAACCATACAGAATTGTATGATTACATAATAGGTCAAGTAAAGACTGGAGCATATGGGTATTCTGCAGAAATAGTAAATACAAATACAGGCATAATTAAATACAATAAGGAAACTGATGATGCAGAAGTCATGCCATTCTTCTTTACCCTTTGTATACCAAGAGGTAAAGCTGATGTAGGGTTATTGATATTGCAAACACATGGAATTTACGGAATAAAAACAATTTTTACTGAATTCTTAAGCGAGTTTTTAAAGGGAATTCAAAGCGACTATAATCTTATTACAGGCAATGTGGCGCCAATAGCTTATATAAACAGATATTTAAAAGAAGCAGAATTGCAAAAGATTAGATTTATTAGATATAACATACCCCATGATCCAGCCAACCAGATAGCTATGAATAATGGGGTTAATGCTGAATATGATGAATATATACTACATAAGCCAGTTGGCTTTTTAAAGCGAAGAGGTCAGGAAATTCAGCAATGTATAAGAGGGCAAAGAGCAGTAAATCATGTGATAGAAATTCAAAATTTTGATTATGACAATATAAAATTAGATTTCAAATTAGGTAAGAAGAGTAAAACAATTAACCTTAGTAATATTGATAATTTGGTTATTAATGAAGACATTACAGATTTAATAAATCTAATTGACGGACATCCTACTAAAGAAAGTATAGAGCCAATTTTAATAGAAACGTGTACTGATTATTTAAAGGATATGGGACTAATATAAGAAGGTGATAAATTGTCTAATTTAATTAATGTATTGAATTCCTTTTTCTTTAATCCATATATATGGATAATTATAAGTGTTATTTGTCTATTAGTCTCTAAATTTGTATTTAAAATCGATTATGCTAATTGTTTTGAAATAATTGAGAAACATATTGATAATTTTCGACATAGAGATACTAAAAAAATATTAATTGTACCTTTTTTTATACATTTTTTTCTTCCCGCCTTAGTAGCATTGGGAATAGTTAACATCACCATAATAAATGCTGAAATTATAAACAATGTGACTGTGATTTTATCCATACTAACTTCTATGTTTTTTACTTTGCTAGTATTAGCAATAGACATGAAAAGTAAAATTGAAATCAGAGATAAAAGTCAAGGGATTAAGGTTTTAGTTTTAAAGAAATTAATAGTTGAAACATACTATTCTATTATGTTTGAAATTTTAATATCAATTACTCTTTTGATATTATCATTCATTCATATGTTTACTAAAAAATATGGTTATATTTCAAGTTTCATTATATATTATTTACTATTTTTATTAATAGTTAATTTATTTATAGTATTAAAGAGGATTTTTATAATTGTAAATGACGATTTGAGCCAAGACCCATAGTCCAGATGCAAATTATCAATCATAATTTACACCTGGACAGAGATGAATTTTTTAAAGATAAGAATAATTGCTTGTAGGCATCCAAATAGGGCGTGTTTTTTTATATATAAAATTAAGATATGATATTAAAAAAAAGAGGACCATAAATTAGTCCTCTTTTAGTTTAATGATAATCTGGTTATTGGCAGTATCAATTACTTTCTCAGTGGGTAGAATATTACCATCTGAATCAATAAATCCACATTCACGAGCTTCAGTTGCACCGATATTTACTGTATAGCTTGATATGTTTCCATAACCATTTTTTTTAGGTGATAGTTTGATTGGTTTTATTTCCATAAATAATTATCCTTTCTTGTATAATTTGTAGGCAGATACAACAGATATTAATGCGATTATTACGGCAACGATATTAAATATAATATTTACTTCTACAAACAAAGATATTACACTTAATATAAGATTTAAAATTAAAGATATGGTTAGTATAGTCATTGATAATATGGGTAAGATAGTGTAAAATATATTTAAAGAGGCGAGGGGATTTCTCCCCTCTATTTGGGACTTATTCTAAGGCTCTCATCAATCTATCTATTAAACCGATTACGGCGGTTATCAGACTTATGATTGATATTATCAGTCTTATTTTAAGTTCCTTTTCTTTGTTATTTTTCCTCTTTTTCTTCTTACCCACTTCCTCACCTCCTAATTATATTATAGCATAGCGTAACGCTATTGTCAATAGTTTTGGTAAATTTTTCATAAATATTTTTATTAAATCGGACATCCAGTAGGGTGTCTTTTTCTTGTGGTAAATTAGAGAAAGGAGAATATAAATGTCAACAGCATATGTAGCTTTTCTTTATTGCTTAACAGCACTATTCCGAGTAATAACAATAATGCTTATAATAACAGGAATTATAATTTTAAAAGATTATCTGGATATAGAGAATATGGTTAAAGAAAGTAAAATGATTTTTCCAGCTAAGCCGAAATTACCGCCAATACCAAAAGAGAAAATAAGGAACGATGTAAATGAATAAGAAACCATTAAGACCATGCAAGAAAATAGGATGTCCTAATCTAACTAGAGAAGGGTACTGTGAAGATCATATACAAGTAGCAGAAGAACATAAATCAATAAGAAATAAATATTATGATAAATATGTAAGGGAAAAGAAGTATACTGATTTTTATAACTCAGATGAATGGGAAAGAGTAAGAGAAACTATATTAATAACTTACCATGGAATAGATATATATGCTTATTATATAAATAAAGAAATAGAATTAGCCAATACAGTTCATCACATTGTAGAGGTTAGGTACGATTGGGATAAAAGATTAGAATTAATAAATCTATTTCCTACAACAGAAAAAAATCATACTAAGATACATCAGTTATATAAGAAAGATAAAGAGGGAACTCAGAGGCTATTGATGGAGTTGTTAGAAAGATTTAGGAGGGAATACAACATACCCCCCTCCTTTTAAATGTTTTTATAGATGCCTAAAAGACCGAGATGCGTCAATAGCTTAAACAAAATTCCCTAAATGAATATTTTCGAGGAGGTGAGAAGGTGGCTAGACCCCGTGAACCAATCGACCTTTTAGTAGCAAAAGGAAAAAAAAAATTTAACCAAAAAAGAAATAGAAGAAAGAAAGGCTCAAGAATTAAAAGTTGATAATGATAAAGTTGAAGCTCCTTCTTACTTACCAGATGATTTAAAAGAAGAATTTAATAGAGTTTCCGATGAATTAATAGCAATAGGTATTATGACAAATTTAGATTGCGAAGCTTTGGGGAGGTTTATAGTATCTGAAAGCCAGTATCAAAAAGTTACAGAAAAGATACTAAAAATGAAAACCATAGGTCCTACTTATATAGAACTTATAAAGACACAGGAAAGGCTATTTAAAATGTGTAGACAAGCAGCAAGTGATTTGGGATTATCTATATCCAGTAGAGCAAAATTGATGGCACCTAAAAAAGTGGAGGTAAAAAAAGAAAGTAAATTCGATAGGATGTTTGGAGATGTATGATCCATATCCACTAGACTATCCTATTAAAAAAGAGTTAATTGGATACTCCACTGATGTTATAGATGGAAAAATAATAGCTTGTCAAAAACATAAATGGGCTTGTATGAGATTTCTAAGAGACTTAGAGAGAGAGGGAACGGAGGGGTTTCCTTTTTTATTTAATGAAGAAAAAGCTTTAAGATTTTTAAATTGGATGAAATTATACAAGCATAGAAAAGGTGTTTTGGTTGGACAAAGAATCGACCCCCATATTATACAGAAATTTGTATTTGGAAATATATATGGGTGGGAACATAAAGACACAAGACACAGGAGATTTAGAAAAGGATATTGGCAAGTTGCTAAAAAAAATGCTAAATCCCAAAGTCTTTCTTGTGTAGCAAGCTATGAATTAATGGCAATGGGAGCAGGGAAAAGCGAAGTTTATTGTGCTGCTACAAAGACAGACCAAGCTAAAATAGTTTGGGAAGAAACAGAAGCAATGCTTGACAATTGTGAGGAATTAAAGGGAAAATATAAAGTTGCGTACAGTAGGATAATACACAAAAAAACAGGCTCAGTAATGAGAACTCTGTCTAAAGAAGATAAAAAAACAGGGGATGGGCTTGACCCTCAATGTGGAATAATTGACGAATATATGGCTAGCGAAACATCTGAAATACACGACGTTATAGAGAGTGCTATGGTTGCAAGGGCAGAGCCTTTACTCATGATTATAACAACAGCAGGATTTGACTTAAATGTACCTTGTTACGAAGAAGAATATATGTATATGTCAAGTATACTAGACCCGAACAACCCTATCGAAAATGATGGCTATTTTGGAATGATAAATGAATTAGACAAAGATGAGGAAGGTAATCTGATAGATGATATCAATGATGAGAGGATATGGGAAAAGGCAAATCCAATAACTTGTTCGTATCCCGAAGGGAGAAAAAATCTAAAAGATTTATTGATAGCAGCTCAAGATGTTCCTGAAAAAATGAGGTCATTTTTGACTAAAAATATGAATATCTGGGTTAATGAAAAAAGACAGGGATATATGAATATGGCAAAGTGGGCTTTATGCGGAAATACAGAGAAGAATCCATTTCCTGATGTTACAGGATTACCTGTTATAAGTGGAGTGGACTTGTCATCAACTATTGACCTTACAAGTGTTAGTTTCGAGATACAACTGCCTGACAGCAGAATAGCTGTTATGTCTCATTCCTTCATGCCCGCTGATAAATTCCATGAAAAGATGAAAAGTGACAAGAGACATTATGACTTATGGGAAAAACAAAAATGGTTGACAGTAACCCCTGGGGCAGTAGTAGATTATAACTTTGTTCTAAAATATATTGAGAACACCTATGAAAAATACAACTGGATAAAAGGAGAAGTTTGTTTTGACAGGGCCTTGGCTACTTGGTTAATGACACAACTAGAGAATAGAGGATTTACACCTGTAGATATACCACAAGGTATGCTTACCTTGTCAGAACCTACTAAAGATTTTAGAACACAAGTCTATAGCGAAAATAAGAATATAATACATGATAATAACCCAGTATTAACTTGGGCAATTAGTAATGCGGTTACTAGAAAGGATCATAACGAGAACATAATGCTAGACAAGTCTAAGTCACGTGAAAGAATAGACCCCATAGCTTCATTAATCAACGCTCATGTGAGAGCGATAAGTAAATTTAAAATAGTGGAAGAAGATATATTCTATAGTCCAGATATATAAGGAGGCGAGACATTGAATGTATGGAATAAAGCAGTTAATTATATAAAGAACATCCGCAGAAGCATAAGAATAGTTGTAAAAAATTATGGATCGGCCTTTAATTTTTCTAATACAGACTTAGCAACTAATGAAACTATATTTGCTGCAGTATCATTATTAAGTAATACTATGGGCAGTTTGCCTTTAAAGCTTTATAAAAACTACAATGCAGTTAAACCTGAGGATGATAGTTTAGCTCAAATGATTGAATACAATCCATATTCATACTTAACAACTTTAGAATGGGTTAGAGTTATGGAGACTTTAAAAAACATCAAAGGTAACTCTTATGCAGTAATAGAATATGACACAAGTTATCAGCCTATGAATTTGCATATATTAAATCCTGACTTTGTGGAACCTGTTATAGAAAAAGATACAAAGGATCTATGGTATCAAGTAAGAGACCAAGATGGATTGGTGTATATTCATAATACAAATATGATTCATTTTAAACATATTTCAACTAATGGATATAAAGGAATTAACCCGCTAGATGTGTTAAGAAACACTATAGATTATGATAAAGAGGTTAAGGAATTTAGCATTAATCAAATGAAGAATGGATTAAAAGCTAACTTAGTAATTAAATTATCGTCAAAACTAAATGAAGAATCCATGAAAGAATACACCGATATGCTAGGAAGGTTTCAAAAGAATGGAATCTTATTTGTAGATATGGGCAAAGACTTTCAAGAACTTAAAAATTCACAATTCATAGACCCTAAAGTATTTGATGTGGAAAACATCACTATAGCAAGAGTAGCAAGGGTGTACAACATACCTTTACACAAACTATTAGCAGAAAATCAAAGTTATGCAAGTGCTGAGCAAGCTGACTTGGAATATATCAAAGACACTATATTACCAAGCGTTAGGCAAGACGAACAAGAATTAAATAAAAAACTTCTAACAGAAGATAGGAAAAATCAAGGATACTCCTTTAAGTTTAATCTAAATGGCTTAGCCAGAGCAGATATGAAAACTAGAGGAGATTTTTATTTTAAAGGTGTCAGGAGTGGGTGGTTTACTCCTAATGAAGTAAGAGCATTAGAGGAATTACCCCCATTAGAGGGAGGCGATGGTCTTTATATGAGTGGTGACTTATATCCTATCAAAGAATTAGGTAATAGAAAGAGGTGATTAAAATGGAAAAAACAAAAACAGTAACTAAAGAACAAATAGATGAAATTCTTAGCAAGTCTCAATTTAAAGAGTTTCATAGAATCTTTGATAAACAATGCGTAGTGGTGGCATTATTGCCCAATGGATTTACTATAGTTGGAGAATCTGCTTGCGTAGACCCTAATAATTATGATGAAACAATAGGATATGACTTAGCTGTTAGGGATATAGAAAAACAATTATGGATGTTAGAGGGTTATCTATTGCAGAATAGAGGTGAGAACAATAAATAAGTTTTGGGAAGTTAAAAACGCAACAGAGGAAAATACAGGAGAGATTTATATCTATGGTGATATAGTCTCCTATAAGTGGTATGAGGAAGATACTACAGCTAAAAGTTTTAAAGAGGATTTAGACGCATTGGGAGATGTAGATGTACTTAATGTGTACATTAATTCTCCTGGAGGTTCCGTATTCCAAGGTCAGGCTATAGTATCAATTTTAAAAAGGCTAAATTCTAACATTAAAGTTCATATAGATGGTGTAGCCGCAAGCATAGCTTCTGTAATAGCAATGGCAGGACATACTATTCATATGCCTAGCAACGCTATGATGATGATACACAACCCTTGGACATGGACATATGGAAATGCAAATGAACTTAGAAAGCAAGCTGATGATCTAGATAAGATAAGGGAAAGCATGATTTCAATGTACTTAGATAAGGCAGGAGATAAGCTTGACAGAGATACATTGATAGATTTACTTGACAAAGAAACATGGCTAACTGCTCAAGAATGTTACCACTATGGATTATGCGACGTTGTAGAAGAAGAAAAGGAAATTGCAGCAAGCATAAACATGGATATGTTATCCAAGTATAAAAATACACCAAAAGAATTACTAGGAAGAAAGACAGAAAAGTGTAATGAAGTTATCAATGCAAATATTAAAGATGAAGAAATTGAATCTTTAATAGCAAGAGTAAACAATATTATAAAATTTGAGGAGGAACGTATTTATGAATAGGTATCAATTAGAACAAATGTTAGCAGGAGTAGGGCAAGAGTTAGATGTAGCAAATAAGAAATTAACTTCTATGTATGCAGATGCAAAAACAACTCTTGAAGCAAGAAGTGAGCAAAAGGAAACAGTAAAGGATTTAGAAGAAAGATTTAATGGTATCAAGTCACAAATTGATGAAATGGATAAAAAAGCTGCAGCTAAATTAAATCAACAATCTATAGAAGGAACAACACCAGAAGAGAAAGTAGTTAAAGCAAAAGCAGAACTTATAAGAGCAGTAATGGCAAACAAACCTGTACCTCAAGAAGTAAAAGCTGCATTAGGTGACAATAACGCTACAGGTGGAGAAAAGATATTACCAAGAACAATGACAAATGAATTATTACATGAGCCATTTGTTAAGAACCCATTAAGAGACATCTCTACATTTACGAATATCACTAATTTAGAAGTGCCTAGAATAACATTTTCCCTAGATGATGACGATTTTATAAAAGATACGGAAACAGCTAAGGAATTAAAAGACTCTACCGATACAGTGCAATTTGGTAGGTTTAAATTCAAGGTATTCTCTAGTTTATCAGAAACAATACTACTAGGCACAGATACTAATTTAGTTCAAACTGTAGAAGCTGCTTTAGAAAGTGGATTAGCTAAGAAAGAGAAAGTTGTTGCTTTTACAAAGTCACCAAAATCAGGAGAAGAGCATATGTCATTCTATTCTGCACAAAATGCAATAAAGGAAGTAGAAGGTGATGATCTATACAAGGCAATCAAAAATGCATTAGCAGATTTAGAGGATGATTATTCAGAAAATGCTACCATAGTTATGACTAAGAAAGACTATTATGACATGATCGAGACTTTAGCAAATGGCAATACAACCTTATACATGGCACAACCAGAGCAAGTGTTAGGGGCACCAGTCGAATTCTGTGACGTGGCAGTAGATCCAGTTGTAGGGGATTTTAGATATTCTCATTATAACTATGACTTGAATATGCTGTATGACAGAGATAAAAACGTTAGGACTGGAATGGAGGACTTTGTTTTAACTGCATGGATAGATCATAGAATCAAATTAAAATCAGCATTCAGAATTGCTAAAAAAAAAGTAACCCCATAGAGGCAAAAGGGCTAAAAACAATGGCAATAGAAAATGAAGTTGACCTAAATGCTTTAACAGTAGCAGAACTTAAAAATATAGCAAAAGAAAAAGGAATACCAGGGTATTCAAATATGACCAAACAACAACTAATAGATGCTATTAACGAGACACCTTAGGAGGTGTTATTTTTATGGAATTAAATAAAGTTAAAGAATATTTAAGAGTGGATGGAGAAGAAGAGGACAATCTTATAACCTCTCTTCTTCTCGCATCGCAATCTTATATAGAGAATGGAACCGGAATCAAAATTGATGATGTTGAACGAAACAAAAACTTAAAACCGCTATATAATTTAGCAACAAAATTATTGGTATCTCATTGGTATGAAAATAGAACTACTGAAATAACAGGACCTAACTTTCATAAATTGAATTTTAGTCTTGAATCTTTGTTTCTACAGTTAGAAGCTGAATATTTGAAGCTAAAGAGAGAGGGTAAGGTATGAATCCAGGAAGATTAAAAGATCGCATCACTTTACAGAGGAAAAAGGAACAAGAGGGTTCTGTTATTGATTTAGATGATTATGAAGATTATATACCTTTATGGTCCGAAGCTAGATTTTTAAAAGGTAGGAATTTTTATGCTGCTAGAGCTGCCAATGTAAAAACTGATGTAGAATTTATTATTAGATATAGAACAGATATAGACGAAACTATGGGGATTAAATTTAATAATAGATTCTATGAGATAGAAGGTATATTACCTTTAGATAATAATAGCATGTATTTAGTCGTTAAAGCTTATGAAGTTAAACATGATATGTAGGTGATGTTATGTCTTATAAAATTAAATCAACAGAAAGCGAAGAAATAGAAGTATTTTTAAATGAAATAATGGGAGTTACAGAAGAAATTGAAGAGAGATTTCTAAAAAGAGCTGCTGAGGTAGTAAAAGGAAATATAGTTAGAAATCTAAATGTTTTAAGAACTAAAACCAATGACCCAGAACATAAACATATGGCAGATGATGTAAACTATAGAATTGTAAAAGATGAATATGGTGAAAAAGTAGCAAGAATAAGAGGAGGTAAAAAAACAGGAACTAAATGGCATTTAGTGAATGATGGAACATATAGAAGTAAAGCAACACATTTTATAGATACTGCTCTGAAACAATCAGATGAGGAAATAGAACAAATATTTGAAGAAGAAATGGAAAGGGGTGGGTTTTAATGGATTTGGTAAGCTTAGTAGATAAAACCTTATCTCCTTTAAAAATACCAGTTTTATGGCAAATAAGACCAGGAAAGTTTCCTGGAATATCATACCACTTCTTTAATGAAAGCGGTATTTTATTTGGTGATGGAGAAGTGGAGAGAATGACAGTATCTTGTCAAGTAGATATTTGGTCGAAAGATGGGCATGAAAATATAAAGAAAGAAGTCAAAAAGTTAATGAAGAAATCTAGATTTTTAGAACCTTATTCTTATGATGGATACGAGAAAGAAGTTAAATTATATCATACAGTAATGGTATTTAATTATCACTATAAGGAAGGTGAAACAAGATGAATAAATTTAAAAAAGCATATAGAATCAACGTAGAACATTTAGTTTATGCAATTATGACTAAGGATGAACCTAGTTTAGTCGATTATGGAACAATAAAAAAGTTATCTGAAGCTATGCAGATACAATTAACTCCCTCAGTAGCATCTGGACAACTATTTGGTGACGGAGTAAAACAATCCTCTATAGCAAAATTGACGGGTATGACGGCAGTATTGGATGTTACCAAAGTTCAAATAGACGATAGGGCAATTATTACAGGAGCAACTTATGAAGATGGGGTGTTAATTGAAGGAAAAGATGATACCGCACCATATATTGCTATAGGCTGGAAGGTACCGCAGGATATGCCTGGAGTAGCAGAATATCATTGGTTGCTCAAAGGCAGGGCACAGCCTTATGCGAATACAGTACAGCAACAAACAGATAACATTAATTATAGTACAGATACAATAACTATAGAATTTGTCCCTAGAGACTTTGATGGCGCAATAAAATATTCTGCTGATAGTGCGGATCCAACATTTACCGAAGAGCAGGCAGCTAAATGGTTTGAAAAAGTACCAGGACAAGTGGCAGTATAAAAAATACTAATCCCTATTTACTTAATAAATTTAATATTGTAGTATTGAGTAAAAAGGGGGGATTGGGTATGAAAATATTTATAAGAACAGAGAATTATGTACCGCCCACGAAAAAAGAGAAAAGATTTATGTTTGTGGTAGTGGCAATTATGATAGGTTTTATATTGTGGGGATTCATAGCCACTTATATAAATGCAAATGCATTTACTAGGTCTGCAATTTATAGGAATGTACAAGATGTTTTTGGATATAAAAACATACATGAAACACAATATCATGAAGAGTCAAAAACCTATTTAGTAAGATTGTATGTTCCTAATAGGGGTAGCAGAAATAAAACCGCTCAAAACGCTTTAGACAAAATAAGGAAAGTATGTATTTTATCAAGTGAAGGGTTGGAAATAGGAAGTGACGTACAAACATTGACATTATTTATTGATAGTGAAGATTGGACTGTGTCATTAAGTACGAGCTTGAAAAAAGATACAATTTTTAATACTGATTGGTATAATATAAAAACTTATGGAGAATTAATGGAATTAACAAATACAAAGGTAAAAAATAGATAGCACCCTGTTAGGTGCTATTTTTATTATAAGAAATGGAGTTGATAAAATGGCTAGAAAAAAGTTCGCAGTAAAACCAATAGAGCCTTTGAGACTAGATTTTCCTGATGGTAAGGCAATAGAAGCTATATTTACTGTAGAAGCCTTTATTTTATTATCAGAAGAATTTGGGGACTTAGTAACATTAGCAAATGAAGAGAAAAGCAAGCCTTATGATTTGGCAGCAAAGCTTTTATATTGTGGGATGAAAGTAATGAATGCCTCTTCAACTTATGAAGAGGCGAAAGCAATTGTAATAGGTGGTGGGCTACCACTAATAGAAATAATATTTGAAAATGTAATGGAAACTTTTGATGGAATGGATATAGATGACTTAGAAGTAATAAAAAAAAAGGCAGAGGAGATGGCGAAGGAGTTCGGTCTGAAATAGATTTTGATGAACTCTATTATTATTTTTGTATAGTATTGAAACAACCTGAAAATACATTTTTTGCTAGTAGCATAGGAAAAGTTGTAAAAATGATAGGAATGTATGCGGACTCACTAAATACTGATGGACAAAAGCAACAGGTAGAAAAAATTACCTCTATGAGTCAGATTGCGGGGTGGTAAAGTGTCTTTTAAGAATTATAAAAGGTCAATTATATTAGATTTTAACTATGAAGAGGTAAGAAAAGGAGTGCCAGAAGCTAATAAGCAGATGGCACTCCTTAATGCTGAATTTAGAAAACAGAGTGAAGCGGCAAGACAATCTGGAGATTCTATAGAAAAATTACAACTTAAAAATGAAACATTTGCAAATAGAGTAAAGATACAAACTGATAAGGTGGAATCTTTAAGGCAAGAATTAGATAGGCTAACTAACTCAGAAAACATTAATGAAAAAGCAATAGCTAATAAAACTATAGAATTAAAAAATGCTGAAACTCAATTAATGAAGTATAAGAGGGAAAGTGAAGAAGTATCAAGAGAACTAAAAGCACAGGATAATATTTTTGGTAGGACTGGAGCTGCTATATCTGATTTTACAGAAAAGACTAAAGCAGCAGGAGTAGACTTAGAAAAGCTAGCTGGAACTATGCAAAAAGTCGGAGCAGTAATGATGGGTATAGGGATTGCAGCAGTAAAAATGGCTGGAACTGTAGACCAAGAAATGGCAAAGGTAGCGACTATTGCAGATACTACTAATATTAGTATGGAAGAATTGAGAAAAGGTGTGATGGATACTAGTAATACCTTTAATATTGCCGCAGCAGAAGTAGCAGAAGGTTTGTATAACATTAATTCTTCCAACATAGATACAGCTCACAGTTTAGAAGTTTTAAAAGAATCTGCATTACTTACAAAAACGGGATTCACTGATATGGGGAAAGCAACTGATATCCTTACTACAATAATAAATTCATATGGAGTAGCAATAGAAGATGCAAATCTTATTACTGATCAATTAGTTATTACACAAAAATTAGGGAAATTAACCGTAGATGAATTAGGAAGCAGTTTTGGTAAAGTAGCAGGATTAGCTTCAACAGCGCAAATACCTTTAGAGGAATTATTGGCAGCTATAGCAACATTAACTACAAGAGGAATAGAAGCAAGTGAAGCTGTTACAGGACTTAGAGGAATAATGGCTGCTGTAATAAAGCCAACTGCAGAAGCAAAAGAAGAGGCTGAAAGACTAGGACTACAATTTAATCTAGCAGCATTACGTGCAAAAGGTTTCTCTGGATTTCTTGAAGATGTACAAAGGAAAACTAGAGGAAATGATGAAAGTATGGCTAAATTATTTGGTAGAATTGAAGGGATTAATAATATGTTTATTTTGGCCGGTGAGGAAGGGGCAAAACTATATGCTGAAAATGTAGATGAAATAACTAATTCAGCAGGTACAGCTAATGAAATGCTGGAAAAGCTACAAACTCCTATTGAAAGACTAGAATCTGCATTTAACACTTTAAAAAATACAATGATAGAATCTGGAAATGGATTAGCACCTCTAGTAAATATGTTGGCTGTTTTTTTAGAATTAGTAGCAAAAGTACCTGCTAAATTAATGACAATTATAGCAGTATTAGGGATGGTAACTTTTATAGTGGGTACTACTGCCAAAAGTGTTTTAGGATTATCTACATTAGCTGATGGATTAGGTAAAATCTTTGGACTTACAGTTAACCCAACAATTTTAAAAGCAGTTGCAATTTTCATGGCTTTAGCGGCTGCTTTCGCAATTATATTGGCATTAATAGTTGCTATAAAAGGCAACTCTAAGGAATTAGAAAATGTAGCGGATTCTGCATCTAAAATCACAGGAAGTTTTCAAAAACAAGCTACAGATATGCAAACTCAAGCAGTTAGAAATGTGCAAGGCTCTCATAAAAGCGGCTTAGGGAGAGTGCCACATGATAGGTATAGAACAGAATTACATGAGAATGAAGAGGTGTTATCTGCTAATGATCCTAGAAACAGAAACAATCCAAATTTCAGAGGCGGACAAGGTAACATATATGTAACAGTACAAGCAGATGACTTACAGGAAATGAGTGATGTTGTAAGGCTGTTTGAAGGCCTAAGGCAAAGACAGAGGGCAGGTGCTGGACGTGTTGACTAAAGTATTTCCAATTAAAAACACAGCCAATGGTTATAGCATAAGAATAATAGAAGCTGAGAGAAGTCCTGTTGATGGGAAAATAACCTACGAAACTAAGAGTCTCAATCGAATGGATAATCCAGAGTATATACAATTAACTAATCTAAACGTGACTATTTCAATAAAAGATAGTAGGGAAACAATATTCAACCCGTCTTACGGAGGGATATCTTGGGAACAAGATATTCCTGACAATGCGATAGTGACTTCTACAAGAATATATTTTACACAAAGACCTTTTAGGCAGGGTGGAGGCAATGGAGGACAACCAGTATACAGTGGAGATATAAGAATAGCTTATAACAAAGGGAAGTTTGTTCCTGGATATGATTTTTCTTTTAGCGATTTAACAAACTATGTACATGTGCCTGTTAGAACAGAAAAAGAATTTTACATGGAAATAAATGAAGATTTAAAAGGTAGCATATTATTAAGAGGATTAGAAACTGAAAGTTTTATCGTTAACAAGAATACGCAAATGAACGGGGTTGGTATAATTAGTTTTGAAGAAAATCATTTGTGGATTATTCTTAATAATAGAATGCATCTGAAACCGTTGAGAGTAGAAGTAGAATATGAATTACCACCTCCATCAAAACCTAGAAGTTTATATCCTGATGGAGATACTTTAAATCCTAGAGGAGATATAAGATTTAGTTGGGCTAAAGAAGATGATCAAGAGTATATAAATTTACAATACTCTACCAATCAAGGCGGCACTTGGACAACATTAACTAACCAGAAGACTAGAGATAATTTCTATATTGTAACTGGAGGAACAATAAAGCATATTGGCAGAGTAGACTGGAGAATTAGAATAGGTAACGAAGCACAAATATATTCCGATTGGACTACTGCGATATTTACAGCAGGAGCAGAGGAACCACAAGCACCGTATCTGGTAACTCCTGTAGGAGATTATATACTAAAAAGTGATGGATCAATTGTATTTAAATGGATTTATAAAGGAGATATAGGGACAAATCAAGCTGCATATGAAATTTCAATTTCCAAAGATAATGGAGTTTTCTGGCAAAGTAGAACATTGAGTTCACCAAGCCAACAGCATAGTCAATATCTGGATTATACAGGTTCTGTCTTATGGAAAATACGAACTAAAAATAATTATAATGAATGGTCACCTTGGAGTGATATAGCACAATTCACGATTATAGATACTCCACCTGCCCCCTGGTTTGCTTATATAGAAAATAAACATATGCCTACTTTATATTGGAATTCTAGTAATCAGGATGTATATAGAATATGGATAAAAGATGATAAAAGAGAATTAGTTTTTGATACTGATGAAGTAGCAGATGCTAATTCTAGAAAATTAAAGTTACCTATATTTTTAAGCTTTGGAAAATATACTTTTTATATTCAAATCAAAAATAATTTCAATATAGAATCTCCAATAAGTGAGCAAACAAAATGGATTAATCCAACTCCCCCTAAGAAACCTGAAATAGATGTATATTCACAAGACTATAGGGTAGTAATAACTGCTAGTGTTGTAAATGGGTTAGTTTATAGAAATAATCAATATATAGGTACATTGAAAGATGGAAAGTTCTTAGATTATACAGCAGGGAATAAGACTATATATGAATACTTTGTTAGGAATGTAGAATATGACAATTACAATGACTCTGAAATCAAGCAGGGACAATGTAATTTTAGAAAAAATACTATTGCAACTATAGATAATCCTGAAGACTTTATAGAGGTATATGTCAATTTAGACAATTTTCCACAAAAAACATTTGATTTTAGACTAGACTATAAGAGTATGAATTTTGCAGGTAGAACCTATAAGGCTACAGAATTTGGAGAAAGCATACAAGAGGATAGATCCTTTACTTTTTATGTAGAAGAAAAAGAACCTATATTGAAGTTAATTAAGAAGAAAAAGGAATTAATTTATAGAGATATAAATGGTGAAGTAATATATGGAACTATAGCTAGTATATCTGGAGAAAAAAGACTGGACGGTTATACTGTAGTATTTACTATAGGGAGGACTAGAGAATGATAAAACTTACAGAAGAACAACAAGGTTTATTACATTTCTCCAGCAATTCTAGGGATATAAGATTTAGATATGACTTATTGAACTTTGAAGAATTTAAAATAGGAGAACTAGACGTTGCAAGTGGTAAGATTGGATTAAATTCTCTAGCCGAAATAAAAAGAACTGGGGCATTTGAAATAAAAGAAAACGAACTAAAGGACGTAGATTGGATTAATTCTAAGATACGTCCTATGTTTATGCTAAAAAATAATGATAAATGGCATGAATGGAGTTTAGGAGTTTATTTAATTTCCTCCCTATCTGTAGGCATAGTGAAGGGAAAATATAGAAAAGTAGAAGCTTATGATGCCAATGAAATATTAATGGAAGATAAATTTATAAATAGGTATTTCATTAAAAAAGGTACAAATTATGTAAAAGCAGTAACACAAATAATTAATAGTGCTGGAATTTATAAAGTAAATATAATTCCACATCCTGGGAAACTAAATTCAGATAAAGAATTTGAAATAGGAGAGAGTAAATTAACTGTAGTAAATGAATTGCTGAGGCAAATTAATTATACCTCTATATTTACAGATGAATGGGGATACATGGTATCTAAGCCTTATGTTTTACCAAATTTGAGAGAAGTGGAATACTCTTATAAAGAAAATGAAACGAGTATTATATTAATTGATTCTACAAAACATTTACTAGATACTTTTAACGTGTCTAATATCTTTGTAGGGACAGTGTCTACTCCTGAGGGGCAAAATCTAAGGTCAGTATATACAAATAATAATCCTCTAAGTCCTATATCTACAGTTAGAAGAAAAAGAAATATTGTAATGCATGAAGAAGTAACGGATATATTAGACCAAGTTACACTTGATAATTATATTAAAAGACTTGCATATAACAATACGAAGTTATATGAAAGGTTAATTTTTGATACTGCTATAATGCCCCATCACAGTTATTCAGACTGTTTATTTGTAAATGGAGATAAATATATTGAAACTGATTGGGCTATGGGATTAGAAACAGGTGGTGTAATGACTCATAATTGTAGGAAGGTGACAAATATATGATTGAAGTACTTGAAAATCCTATACGAGAAACTATAGGAGATAGGATAGCTACAATAGTTGAAATAAATGAAGATGGATTACCTATTATTCAATTTGATGGAGAGGAAGAACCTAGCCAAAAGTTATATCCTATAAGCGGATTATTTAAACCTGAAAAAGGACAAAGAGTAATGATGAAAAGATTTAATGATACTTATATCATAGAATATAATATTTTATATTTGGAAGTAATGGAAGAGCCAAATAGGAATAACTTTGAGGGAAATGTAAATATAGATGGAGATTTAAAAGTAGATGATATTAATTCTAGAGATATAAATTGTAGAGATATAACTGTTACGAGAAGAACTAATATAGATAATTTAAGTGTAACTGGAAAATTAGACTTAGATTCAGACTTGAATATTATGGGGGATACTACTTTAAATAAAACTTTTATAAATGATGAATTGAGTGTTAAAGATTTAAAGGTGCTTAATACATCTATTTTGACTGGCTTAAAAATAAAAGGACCTATAGGTTTTTTTGAGGCAAATCCCACTAACAGAAAATCCATAGATAGACCAGTAGGAACAAATTGGAATCTATATGCTGTAGCTATAGCTGAATTATTAGATATATTAGAAGAGTATGGTCTAATACAGCAAAAAGGATAGGTGATTAGATGAAGCCAAAAGAATTTGATTTTTCTTTAGATATAAAACGACATAAAAGAACAGAAGATATAATTTTAGTCCAAAATGACAGGCAAACAACTAAATTTAATATTAATCTAATGGATGGAAATCATGCTTTTTTAATAGGTGAAAATGCGGAGATATCGATTGTATTTCAAAAATCTGATGATACCTATATAGAGCAGGAGTGCGAATTTATAGGAAATAAGGTATCGGTAATATTGGTAGACCAAGTACTTACAAAGAGTGGCAAAGTTATAGCGGAGATAATCATAAGAAGTGATAATCAAGTATTAACTACAACTAGTTTTGATTTTCATGTAAGAAAAAATATTCTCAATGATAATGCTATAGAAAGTACAAATGAAATAGGGATACTAAACAAATTAATTGATACAGTAAAAGAATTAATTCAAAAAGTGATTAATTCAATTCCCAGAATAGGGGATAATGGTAATTGGTTTATAGGAGATGAGGATACAGGTAAACCTAGTAGAGGTCCTAAGGGTGATAAAGGAGATAAGGGTGAACAAGGTCCTAAAGGAGAAAAAGGAGATAAGGGCGACAGGGGTATTGATGGTATTGGAGCCGTCCATAGCGTAAATGACCAGGTGGGGGATGTCTACCTAACTGGTGAAGATATAAGGGTGAATCAAAATCAACAATGGTCAGTTAGTTATGCATTGAATAGCTTAGATAAAAGAAAGCTAGACAAAGAATCTGATAAAGGCTTGTCTGCTAATGATTTTACAGATGACTTTAAAAACAAACTAAAAGGTATAGAAGAAGGGGCAGAAAAAAACAAAGTGATTTCTGTAGCAGGAAAAACAGGGGTGGTGACGCTTACTAAATCTGATATAAGTTTGGGAAATGTTCAAAACTATGGTATAGCTACTGAAAGTGAAGCCAAAAATGGGGCAACTAATCTAAAATATATGACGCCGATTAGAGTTAAGAATGCATTGGATGACAGATATAATTTTTCAAATGATAATCAGATCGTGATAGGCAACGGTGCGTCATGCAATGGAAACAATATTATCAATCCTGTTGTTATAGGACACAATGCTTCTACAGAAGCCCAACATACTATATCTATAGGCAGCTTTGCTAAATGCACTGGGAGCAATCCCTATAATTCTGTGGCAATTGGTCGGTTGGCAGAATCTACATTATTTAACGGCATAGCAATAGGAACAGGAGCTAATACTGCGGGTGCATTTGCAGTTGCAATAGGGAATAACGCTAAGGCTACACACACAGATGCAGTTGCAATAGGGGCGGATGCTAACGCTGCAAATTCACAAGAAGGTGTTCTGGGTTCATCAAAGCGTACAAATAATTGGAAAGTTCCAGGTTCATTTTTAGTAGGTGGTACTAAAAACTTTGAAATTCCTCATCCAAAGCCAGAGAAGAAAGCAACCCATGTAATTAGACATGGTGCAGTGGAATCCCCTACGGCTGGAGATACCTTATACCGATATAAAATAATTGCTGCCAAAGATAATGATTTAGTTACAATTGATTTACCTGATTATTTCATATGGCTAAATAGAGATGTTCAGATATTCGTAACATCTCAAGGGCATTTTGGTAATGGATATGGGATATTAAACAGAGAAACAGAACAGCTTGAAATTCACTGTGAACTTGAGGGGGCATATAACGTACTTGTAATAGGTACCAGAAATGACGACCATCAATCCGTACAAGATTGGTACATCAAAGGTGTCGAAAGAGAAATAGGAGAATCTTGGACGGGAGAAACGTATGTATTTGAAATTGATGAGATTATGGAAGTGGAAGAAATTACGGAGGTAAAGTAAATGAATATAATTATAAAAGAAAGTAAGATACAATTTAAAAATCCTCAAATTGGACAACCAACTCGGGCAATAAAAGAACATTATAATGGCAGACGAATAGTAGCTGATATAGATGGTGAAGAAAGAATGTTAAGATTTAAAAAAGACGAAATGCCTTTTGTAGCTGATGAAGATGATATGATTTTAGCAATAGAGCAAAGATTAGTAGTAGAACAATAATACTAACAAGGGCAATAGACTAGAGATAGTCTTTTTTGTTTCCTTTCTTATCATTGTAATAACTAAATATTTATGATATAACCTATGTATATTTACATTTACATAGGGGGGATAGAGTGGGAAAGAAAAAAATAGAAAAAGAAATGCTACCAAGATATTATCAGTTAGCTAAAGAAGAGCTAGGGATACAGGAAGTTTATAATGAAAATGAAAACTTATTTTGTTTGATTGAAATAATTAACAGGCTAATAGATCCTGTGAATAAAACTATTAATGTAAATGGAAGACAAGTGAATGTTGAAGATTATAGAATTTATTTAAATAATAAATTATTGCATGAAGATAAATATATGGAACATGATTCTTATCCAGTATTTAGTATATATATTCCATCTTGGATTTCTATGATGTCATTAACAATCAATGTAATTACTGGAAATGAAATATTTAAAATTATAACTATAGCCATAATGGTATTATATGTATCATTTCTTGCAATATCTCTATCAACGGGTGGTTATTTTAAAAGAAGGACTTATATAAATAACATAGGTTTCTATAAGGTGACTTTGGATATATTACAAAAGATATAAATAAAGAACTTGCTTAGGTGAAGTGCATCCCAAAAGTTAGACAACAAAATTTAACTTTTGGAGGTGCATTTTTTAATGCAAATTTTGGAGGTGTAAAAGTGGAAAATAAAATATGTGAAGAAAGGCATAAAAGAATTGATGAAAAAATATCAGTACATGAAAGAAGAATAAATAATCATTCTGAAAGACTAGATATAATAGAGAGAGTAAATAGCAGATTAGAAGAAAGGTTAGATGGATTAATCAAGCAGTTAGCATCATTAAATTCCACAATGAAATGGTTCATGGGATTACTTTTAGGAGGAATAGTATCCTTCTTTTTTTATGCAGTTCAACAAGGATTATTTAAATAGAAAGGAAGTGAAATTCATGGTAAAAGTACACATGGATTTTGGCCATGGGGGAAAGGATCCAGGTGCAGTGGGAGATGGGTTAAAAGAAAAGGATATTACATTGTCTGTAGGGTTAAAAATAGGAGAAATACTAAAAAGGCACAATGTAGAAGTATCATATTCTAGAACAACAGATACATTTATAGAACTATCTGATAGAGCTAAAATG